TCTTCCTGGGTGAAAAAGTCCGCTGGATTGAAATCCCACTTGCGCCGAGCCAACTTGCATAGCGTCTCCATCGTGTGGCCCTTGACCACATAGATGCCATTTCGATCGATGACCTCGGGAATCTTATTAGTCTGGATCGCCATGATTATTGCTGGTTGCGGATGACGATAATGTTGTGCGTGTCAGTCACTTCCCAGAGCGGTCCGATCTGCCGGACATCGCGATTGGTCAGCACCCAGCCACGGAATGCCACCTCCTGAGCCGAGACGAATGGCAGTCCTTGGACCTGTGCCAGAGTCTGTTGCAACTCCGGCGGGACGACCTTGCTGCCGTAGCCAGCAAAGTCTGGTGCAACGGTCGTGACATAGCATCGAGTCGCAGTCGGCAGACTCTCGACTGGTTGAATAGCAATCTCCGTCCCATTAATGGTGAACAGACCAGAGACCTGGCTGATGTTGGTGCCTTGCGTAAGATGCACAGGCTTAGGAGTATTGACGAGACCAAGGTAGCTGATCGTGAACTTTGCCAGTCCGTTTTTTTCCTCGGTGATCGAGCTGACATTGTCCACATACATCTGAGCGTAACCACCTCGCGTGGTGACTCCTGACTGGCTGATGTAGGAGATGGATGTGTCTGCCGTGCCACGAGTTGGCAGGACCGATGGGATCTTGGACTGATCCACGATGAATGTCCGAGAGCCTGTGTCGAAGCCGTATGCGGAGATCTCGAACGATGAGCCAGCCTGCAGTACAGGATAGCCTTTCAGGTTGTTGCCTTGGTTTTTGTAGCTCATGCCTTGTTGATTTTATTGACCACCTGCTTGAGTTCATTGGTCAGTTTCTCGACCTCTTTCTCTAGGGTTTTCTCACTCGCATCGAACTCCATCTGTAGCTTCTCCATTGCCTTACTGCTCTTGCCAGACAGTTTGCCAGCATCGATTCTGCGCCTGATAGAGTTTTGGATGCGCTCCTTTTCTCGCGCAACTCGATCTTCATTAGCGCGTTGCATCGGAGTCTTCATCTCCTCGTCTGCCATCTGCTCGATGATGCTGTCTTGGCGTGCCTGGGTTGCTGCCCTAAGATCTGCCTCCTTACCAGCCTGCCCGATTTGTGCATCGCGCACATCTTCCTTCTTCTTGGCTGCCTCTTCTGCCTGCTTCTCCTTCGCCTGAATGTCCTTCTCCATCGCCTCGCCCTCGGCGATGCGCTCATCGATGCCTTTTGCCTTTGCCGTCGCCAGATCCTTCTCGACTGCGATCAGCTCCTTTTGAGCATTAGCCTTTTGCATGCCGGAGCTTGATGCAATCTCGCTCTGTAGATTCTTTCGATCCTCGAGCAGAGCATTGATCTGGCCCTCGGTGTCGAGCTGGTCGCGTCGCTGTTTCTCGATCTCCTGAGCGTTGCTCATCTCGACATCGGCGATCTTGTTGGCGTTGGCCTGTTGCTTTTCAGCATAGGCATCGGACTTCTTCTGATTCTCGTCATCCATCTTTGCCTGAGCCTCTTCGGCGGCCTTGATCTTGGGATCGATTGCGACTTTTGCAATAACTGTCTTTTCGTTGGCAAGTTCTTCCTCAGTCATTAGTGACTCGGCTTCAAATTCTTCCGCGCCTCGATCACGCTGCTTGCCTTTTTCCTTTAGGTTAAAATATGCAAGCGCGCTGTCGCCAGCGTTTAGAATGTCGTTGCCGATATCTTGCCAAAAGGCGGACTCTTTTTTTCTTTGCACATCATTCCTAAGAAGAAAAGATGCCACAGAAGATCCGTAGACTTGTAGTTTGAGAGTAAAAGCATCCAAGGCATCACCAGCATCGCTCAATGATTTAATGCTATCTGCAGAAACTTTTGGAGCCGCATTGGCAAGCTTCTCAATTGCATCAGCTCCACCGAATAAAGCAGGCGACATTTTTACCGCTGACTTGCCAATCAAAACCATCGCCGCATCCAACGCTAATCCGTGGTCTGCCGCTTGATGCATTGCGTCAGCGATCACCAGCATAGCTGAGTCTGCTGACAGACCTGCAATGCTTTCAAAGCTAATGCCTAGAGCGTCAAGTGCTTTGCGTGCTGGCCCATCCGCTTCTGTAGCAATGTCCTGCAAGGATCTTGTCAGCGTAACAAGTCCCTTCTTCGTCGTCTCGCTGTCGGATCCACCTGCGACAAAGGCTGCGTTTAAACCCTGTAAAGAGTTTGTGGTAATGCCGATTGCGTCGGCTGAATCCTGCAGGTCTCCAACGAAATCTAAGATGGCTTTGCCTGCCGACATTACGCCTGATGCCAGCATGCCAATGCCTGCGAGCACAGCACCACCAGCAAACGCACCAGCGAGCTTGTCTGTGATATTGCTGGTCACATCCTTGCCAAAGTTTTGGATGTTTTTCTGTGCCTTTGCCAACCCGGTGGCGAGCGCACTGCTGTCCGCTTTGATCTCTACTTTTACCTCACTCATAGTTTTGGTCTCAGGTTGTCCAGATCAAGTGGCAGTGGGCATCCGCGCTCGTCCACAGGCCATGTGCCGGCCTTCATCCGTTGCTCTCGCTCCATGACTGCAGCGATCCGATCTCGGCAAAGATCGCTGGCCTCGTACTCCAGTTGCGCCGCCTCATCGAGTAGGTCGTCATCGGTCTGGATGACCGAGCCATGCGGACTCAATTGCTCGCTGATGCTGTGGTAATACCACAGAGCTTGCCCGACTGGCATCGTCCATGCCTGGTCAAGTGTGATCGTGGTCTGCATGATCAGCGCGGTGACGATGATCTGTTGCCACGGAGCGCGTAAGCCTCTGTTGCTGTAGCCACTAGAGTTGCGCTGGTAGAGTCTCGGTCCGTTGTTGCAATTGTCGTAGTAGTCGAGAAACTTCAAGTGCTCCGTCTGCACATTGTGCCGGAGCCGAGCCCATCGATACTTGGCGAAGTCGATGATGATCTCGTGCGACGCGCAGATCTGTGCGCCGATCAGCAGGTCCGATGCTGTCGGCATCGATGCCAGCGTGACGAGAGGACTGCCGAGAGTCTCGAGCTGGAGAGAGTGGAGAAGGCAGTAAGGCTTGAGCCTCAGGCCATAACAGCGATGCTCTCCAATGTAGTGCGATGTGGCGAAGTGAGTATCCACATTGCCAGACTAGGTGAGAGCGAGGCCTTCGTACTTGGCTGCGGTGATGTTGTACTGGACGAAGTCCTTGTTGGAGAATGCAGCCGCGACAGTCTTGATCATGTAGTCGCCGGCTGTGACTGGGAGCGTCGTGCCAGCGAGCGTAAATTTGTCGCCGATGTTTAGCTCGGTGAAGGCTGTGATGACTCGGAGCTCAATGCTTAGCTCATCGACCTGCGCGTCAGTCCTGATCGCAACGACATTGCCAGTGCCGTCCTCGACCATCGTGACATTGCTGTCTGATTTTGAAAGACTTAGGGAGATGATTTGAGAGTTTGCTGGCGAGGTAGTTCCAACGCCATAGAGGAAAACGAGACCTTGATTTTTAGCAGCCATATTGTCTTTGGTGTGCTGTCAACTAGGCAGCGTCTGATGCCTGACAAACGACATTGAAACTGAGCGCATCGACGAAGGTGCGGTCGATGAACTGATGCCGTTCGTCAGTCATCGTCATGTCGTAGAAATGAAAGCCTGTGACCGATCGCTTGACCGCTCCAGCGTTGGTCTGCGCTTGGATCGATGCCACTGCGCCTGCGCCATCCATAGCGTCGCTGACCTGCGTCAGAGCGTTGTCGTGCGAGGTCCGCACTCGCCGACGCTGAGCGTTGTTAGGCAGGTCGTTGCTCGCGTTGTCGTCGATCTGCGTCGCCACCGTGATCTCGAGTTTGAGCATTTTCGGTCCAGTCGGAAAGACCTCGGTCGAGCCCATGCACTCGACGATGATCATTGGCAATTGCTTGTCGTCGGCCTGACTGCCCTCGACGATCGTGTATGATTTTAGCGGCGATCGATTGCTGACCAGGCTCCGAATGTAGGTGACGAGTCCGATCTCTAGTTTTCGTTTTAAGTCGTTGGCCATAGGTGGATTAGGTTTTGCTGTTTGCTTTCGCGATGCGTTTCTCTTTCGCCTCCTCGAGTGACTTACGGAGCCTGTCTGCTGCGATGCGGAGAGCGTTCTCCTCTTCGCCTGCTGGCAGTGATTGCGATGCGTATTTGATCTTACTTTCGATGATCACGGACTGCATGTTGCCAGTGCCAGTCTTGTCGGTCGCGGAGCCGGTATTCGTCCATCGCTTGGCCCAGCTCGGGATGCCTCGAGCACCGCCCATCTCGCGAGCAGCCGAGGCCCATCCAGACTTTGCCAGACCGACCATCTTCTGCTTTTTTGTGATGTAAGCCTCCAGAGATTTGTCGGCGACGAGCACCTGTTTTGGGAGTCGATTGCGAGCGACTCGACCTCGTCCATCTCGAGACTCTTTGTGCAGGCTGACATTGACTTTGCGCTCGATGCGGAGCGTTTTAAATTTGGTGTTGCTCTTCTGCATCAAGGCCTCCGCGCCCTTCTTGCCCTTGATCTTTCCGAGCTGATACTGGCTGTAGAATCCATCAGCAAGTGGCTTGTCGCCAGACGCTTTGATCTCTGCGTAAACAGCACCACCAGTTTTAAACAGCCGCCTGATGTCTCGATCAACTGCGCCTTGCCCAGCCTTGAGCGAGCTGGCGAAATCTTCACCGGTCGTGTAAGGCTGAGTGGATCTAGCAAAGCTGACTGCCTCGAGTCTGCCAAGTCGCTTAAGCACCACGGCGATGTCGAGCTTGAGGTCGATGGCCAGACGCTGAATCGTTTGCGTCGCGTCCTCGGTGACTGTCGCGCTGATGCTCATTTTTGGATGTCCTGCATGGTCAGGCTGATGACCAGTTGATCCTGCATGATCGCACCGATGCGGAGCGTCTGACCCTTGACTCCCGGTCCAGCGAACATGACGACTTTTTCTCCGACTCTGAGCGGTGGCAGGAACGCCATCAATGGCATCAGCAAGGTAGCGACAGCGTCCGTGCAGACGGCTCCGACCTCGAGCCGCTCGGTCTCGCTCAGCTCGTTGCGAGTGCCTGTGCAGACGATGTTGCGGATCGTGAATTTCACCGCGCCGACGGTGTCGATGTGCTCGAGCAAAGAGGCCTGTGAGAGTCGTTGGAATTCAGTGAGCATGATGGTGTAAGTGATTGATGAGCAAAGGAAAACGGCCCACCCATTTTCATGGATGGGCCGCCGTTATCCTATCTCAACCTGCAACGAATATTAACCGACGATTACACCGACATGCTCAGGCTTGAACACCGTGACACCCCAGCAAACGGAGAGATGGTAGGTCGCCATGCGGAAGCCTGGATACATCGCAAGCTCCATGCTCAGTCCGGTCCGAGGATCGGTGATGACCTCGCGGTCGAGTGCGAGATCGCCGCCATCGGGGAGCTCGGGTAAGCGAGTGGCGAGCACGATCGCGTTGCGGGACAGCGCGATGTTGCGCGTGCTGGTGCCGAAGACCGTGATCGCGGAGTTGTCAGCGACCGCAGTCCGAAGGCCAGGAGCGTTGATTACGATCGTGCCAGACGCTGATGTCGAGCCAGTTGCGACGACATATTTGTTGGTATCGTTCGCGAAGGTGATAATGTCGCCAGCCACAATGCCAGTGGTATTGACCGTGCCAGTGTCGAATGTGATCGTGGTGTCGCCGATGGCCTGCACTGCGCTGTTGACTAGTGCACCAGTCATCGCACCTTTGGTCGTGGTCTGGATCGATCCAGACTCGCGAAGATCGAAGCCGTAGAGTGATCCGAGAAGTCCTTGCCGGAGTAAGGCTTGATCGCCTGCTTCGTTGACCTTGTAGAGGCTCGATGTGGATCGGAGAGACACGCCAGCGGCGGTGTCGAAGATCACGCTTCGGTCAGACTGAGGAGCACCGTTGTCGTCGAGGATTTTTTTGATCGAGGAGAAATCACCGAGCACAGGAGCCGTGCCAGCGGTCGCACCGAATGCACGAGATGCGCCGTTTTTCGCGGCGGTTGCAATGCTCGCCTCGATCTCGTTGACCGCAGCGCGGATCGCTTGTGCGATCTGGCTCTGACGGATGTTCAGGTAGCCTGGCCCCATGTCCGCAGCGTACTGCTGTTGATTTGTCCACGAGAAAGGGAAGTAGCGGTTGTTGCTGATGGTCAACGACTTGTTGCCGATGGTCTGTGCAGCGTCGGCAGGGATGGTCATCGCTGGCGTGATGTCACCACCAGCAGAGTTGACTGGTGCAACGATTGAGCGGAGCGTCTGGCCAGCAGCCACACGGTCAGCGGTGGAGTCACGAGTGACTGATGCGATGAGTCCAGTGAGCTCGCGGGATACCACATCGAGTGCGGCGTAAGCGTCTGGGATTAGGTTCGTTAGTGTAGATCCGGCCATATGATTTTAGTGTTTTGGAGATTGATTTTGGTTGGTGATTAGTCGGTGATTTTACCACCAGCTTTGGAGAACTCAGACTTGCGGTGAGGACTGAGCGCGGAGAACTCAGCGCGGGAGAGTGAGCCTGCACCTTGACCGACTGGCGATCCCAGCGCGACTGGCGCATGACCGCTGGAGGCCAGCAAGCGAGCTGCTTCAGCGTTGATTTTCTGTGCGACATTGACTTGAGCCGCAGCGAGTTCCAGCGTCAGATTGGCGTTGGTTTCGCTGAGCGCAGAAAGCTGAGTGACCAGCTCATCGCGCTCGCTCGAGAGCGTCACGACATTGGCCAGTTGAGTTTGCAGGTCGCTGTAATTTCTCTTCGCGAGCTCGACTGCTGCGAGACGCATTTCTTTTTCAGCGGAGAGTTCGATGGTGATTGCTTGTAGCTCCATAACATTTTGAGTGCTGTCAACTATGGCCGAGAAAAGACCGCTCGGGTTAGCAGCTGGCATGTCCACGATATCGACCGAGTAAAGCTCTTCGCATCGCACATAGTAGACTCCACCAATCTCCTCGAGCGTGCCGGAGAAACTGATGCTCATGCCGAAAAGCTCAGGCATGGTCTGCGCCATCTCAATGATCAGCGGAGTCTCGCTGTGCGCCTTAAGCAGTTGCAAATCAGCGCGAAGCTGGATGCCTTCGATCTCGAAATTGCGCATCACTCCGATGGTGTTCTCGATGCCGTCATCGTGGTCGAGCATGACCTTGACTCCGCTCGGCTTGAGCATCGCGTGCTCGCGGATCGAGACCAGGCTGACAGCGTCGATCATCACTCCATGACCTAGCGCGTCGCCCTCAGTGATCACTGACACGCCCATGATAAGTGCTTGGTCTGGATAGATTTTGCCGAGTTGATGGATTGATAGCTTATATGGTTTTGCGCTCATATTTTTGGTCTTGTTGATTCGGATTGTCTGCTCCAGAAACCAGTCTCGAGCTGGTTGCGGATCGAGTGGATTAATGCCCCAGAGCATGTGCGCCACAGCACCGGCACCCGGGTAGTCTGGATCGTCGGCGATGTGATTCTGCGGAGCGTCCAGATCGCTGGCGTGCCTTAGCTGCCAAGCATTTGCGCGAAGAATCTTGTCGTCGGTGATCAGTCCCTTGGCCATAGCGCGAGCCTCGGCCAGCGTCTGGTCTGCGAGACCTGCGCCACCTTTGCCAGCGCGGTAATACTCGAGCCCGAGAGTGGCTGCGTCGCTGATGTATTTGGGTGGAGTCGCCATTAGACAGCAGGCTCGTCGGTCATCGGCAGCTCTGAGCCGAAGCGGCCACCAGGGACATTGCCGACGGAGGTGCGTTGCGTGAAGAGCGAGAGACAAGTGTCGAATGGGACAGCAGTCCGATCGCTAAGCTCCTGAGCGCGAGCGATGATGTCGGTCAACTCGTCGGTGCGTTGCGTCTGGTGTTGCTCAAATGTCATGCCGCCAGACCGCTCGAGATAGCTCGATAAATTCTCTGCGCCGATCTTGTAATTCTCTCTCCACTGCTGATCTTCGCGACCGTGATCGATGGAGAATTTCGCTGGCATGGTGAAGCCCCATTTCAGGAATCCGCCCTTGTCAGGTCCGGTATATGGAGGGATGAGACCGAGCTTGATGGCCTTGCTGATCGCGTAGCCGACCTTGCGCTTTGCCCGTGGCTTGAGCAATTCCTGACGGTCCTCAATCAGGTTGCGCGCATTCTCAATCGTGCTCCGCTCCTGCGTGCCGTTCATGCCGTCTGGCTTCCAGCACAGGCTGTATGGCCAGACTGGACCGAGTGCTTTTCTGGCGATCCGATCTTGAAAAGAATCCCACACATCGCCTGGACGATTGCTCTGGAACGACTCCAGCTTTGAGCCTGTCCCAGCCTTGAAATACCGCACCATCCCGCCCATCATGGTCTCCGTCGAAGTCTCTCGGATCTGATCACTTACGCCACCGAGAGTGAAGCTCGGATCGCTGGTGTCCGCAGAGCCAGTCTCGTTCTGCTCGATGATGCCGATCGAGCTCGCGATGAGCTGTGCGAGTTGCTCCCAGTACTGACTCTGATCAGCGTCTCGCCAGTCGTTGAGCGCGTGAGAAAAGATCGGGAATCCGCGTAACTGATCGGCGTAAAGCGGATCGAAATTAAAGACGATGTCACGAGCAGAGACATCGCGATCGTCCTCGGGATTCTCTGCCAACACTCGGTAAGCTACCGTCCTACCGACCTCGTTGGTGATGCATCCCATCGCGATGCTCAGTCCTTTGTACGGACCGCTCTGAACCTTGCTGTCGTAGCTCCCACGGTTGCCGATGCGGTCCGCGGCGATGGTCTGGATTTGTGGATATCCGTCCTGAGTTTCGGTCAGGATCTCAGCCTCGTCGCCGTCTCGATCAATGTTGATCGAGCTGAGATAAATCATTGTCCGAAAGTCATAGACCTCGCCTCGCACATTGCAGGTTGGGAACCACTCCTCTTCGAGCCAGCGCGTTGCCTCCTTGCCCCACTCACGGTCCGCACCGAGGAAGACAGGATTCCACGCGCAGCCGACTGCGTGCATAGCCTTCTGGCTGAGAGCACCTTGGATGATTCCGTTGTTGGCGAACAGCCTGCGACTGACGCTGAGGATGACCTTCCAGTCGGTCATCGGCACAGCCTCTTTGATCGACTCCACTCGAGTCCTCATCGCAGGTCGTGCGCTGCTGTTGGACTCCGCTCCATTCATGAGCCGAGTCGTGATCGGGTTGCCGTAGATGTCGATGATTGGTGAGCCCATTAGAATGATGATCCGGTGTTGAAGGTTGCGGTCGTGCGCCTGATGCGACGACTGGTCAGGTAGGCTGCCAGCGTGTCTGTCTCCTCGAGCGAGTACATCATCCGGTATGCTTGATCGGCAGCCGCGATGATCGTGCTGACATCGAGACCAGGCGCAAACGAGTAAGTGAATGATTGACCATTGACGCTGCTCGAAATCATCTGCCGACCGTTGCTAGTAATCAGCTTGTCCCATTGGCCCATCGCCAGTTGCTCGAGCGCGGCGATGCCGTTGTGGGAGCCCCAGCGCACTAGGCTAGGGATGAGTTCGTCGATGTTGGCTGGCATGTCTGTTGCGCGCTGTCAACGCAGGTTGACACTCACTCGGCGGTCTCGATGGACTGCCCGACCAGGCCCTTGATCAGTGCCAGCACCAGCGTCATGGCCTCGCAATCGACTGCGTGGTTGTGCCTCCGAGTCTTGACGTATCGCTGAGCGATGGCCTTGGTCGTCGCGTTGACCACATCCCTTTTGACCTCGGACCTGATCTGTTGTGAGTATCTCTCAGCCTCCTTTGTCGCGACATCGTCGATGTCATCGGGAGCGTCGAACGATGCGCCGCGGCGAGCCAGCAGATTGAACAGGATGTCTTTGACCTTCTCGTTGCTCCATCGCAAATAGCGGACGATCTTGCCATTCGGACTCATCGCTTTTTTGATCGGCGAGAAGAATTTTTTGACTGGCTGACCGCCCTTTCTCAGATGCTCGTAGCCATCGACCGAGTCGCCGAAGAATGCGATCCACCCGAAGCGAGCGCAGTCAGCGTAGACCTCGCTCGGCATGTGCGCTGCATCCTGCACGGTGTAATCGTCGATGACCTTGTATCTCGTCTGCACATCCCTAACAGACTCGATCGTAAGCACCTTGCCGAAGTGCAAGAGTCGCGAAGATCCGTCGTGCCGATAGGCTCGGACCGCGACCCAGAAGTGATCGCGCTGACGATCGATCGCACAGAATCGGCAGGCCTCGTTATCGATCAGCTCGCCGCCCATGTAGTCGCCGATCGTGTAGCCACTGCCACCTAGCACGATGTCGGGAGCGTCGTCAGCTTCTCTCCAAAACTCGGCTAAGCGTTTGGTCACGAAGATCCTGAGTGGCTCGACATCGCCTGTCCGCATGGCTGACTGCGCTCTAACCCAGCCAAGCGCAAGGTCGCCCCATCGCTCATGGCTCATGGCCATCGCTGGCGCATGCCATCCGTGGTGGCCCTTGAGCGCACCGGGATTGGTGACGATGTAAGTGCTTGTGCTCGAGAGTTGCCGACGAATGTCTGGTCGATCGGCGAACTCCGTCAGGCACTCAGGACAGCGGTATCGTGCCGACTCGCTGACTGCTCTCTCGTCGATCTCTCCGTCTGGATTATCGTAGAGCAGATGCTTCCATGACCACTGGCTAAGTGCCTGACAATCAGGACAGACCATCGCCAACTCTCTGCGATCGGTCCGCATCCATGCCTCGTGGAGCTCGGTCGAGCGTCGCTCGTTGCCAAGGATAATGTGCTCGCTCCCACCCTGCGAGACGATGACGACTCGGCTGTTCCACCTGTTGTGCGTCCTCGCTCGTGCCTCCTCGATGAGACCGTGCTTGATGAGCCATGCCTCGTCAAGAAACACATAGCGAACACTCTTGCGTTGGAAGTTATTCTTGTTCGCACCTCCGCAATAAAGCGACATGTGAGGGAAGATGATCGCGTCCTTTCTGGCGGCGTGACGGTTGATCGTCGAGAGCATCGGATCCAATGGCAGACAGGCTTTCAGGATCGGCATCAGTCGATCCTCCATGTGCTCTCGTGCATCAGGATCTGTCTGCATTGCGAGCAGGATACTGCCGGGATTTTCTGCGATCGCATGCGGAATGCAGACATCGAATACCGTCGTCTTGCCTGCGCCTGTCGGCATGATCAGCACCTGCTCGCGCACTCGATTGTCGCCGAAATATTGGAGCGGCTCGAGCAGCCAAGGCGAGGATGCCGGGTCGAATTTGCGCGACCGAGCTGAGCCTGGGATAGTGACATGATCGCTGGCCCAGTCGCTGACTGATCGAGTGTCCTGCGGTGTCCATGACGAGCACCATGCCTGTAGTGCGCTGGTCATTTGTAGAGCTTGCTCATGTCGTCGCTGAGCGTCGTGCAAAGCGTTGTCATCCAGTCGGTCACACGCTGGCTGATGGCTGACTCGTCGAGACCGACCCAGCCGGGAGCGTCGGCCAGCAGGCGCAGACACTCGGCTCTCGTCGCGTTGCCGATGCGGATCATGTCGCTGTGCACCTCGTCGATCGGGATGTGTTTGCGTTGAGCCACTTCCAACCGATACTCCTCCTTTAGATACTGCGCTCTCAGTTTGCGTCGCTCGAGAGTCTGCTTGTCCTCCAGTCCTGTCGATGTGTCTGGTGGTGGCATTGCAGCCAACTCCACCTTGACCTGCTCAAGGTTGACTCGACCATGCACGAAGGCTGTCGATCCTCCAGCACGAAGAGACTTGAGCAGTCCGACATCGCATCCCAGCATCGATGCCGCTGCCGTCAGAGTGTCAGCAAAGCGGACAGGCTCCGATGGTTTGCGTGCTTTGCGTGGCTGAGTTGGTTTGCGCTTGATGCTCATGCAGTTACGAGAGCCAAGTTGAGTTGTGGCTTGGTGATCTTGTTGGACTTTCTCGCGTTGGCTCTTCGCAATAATGGCTGCAGGTTCTGCCAGTTGCATGCTACCTTGACCTGCTCTGGATCGCTGAGATCAAATCGAGAGATTGGGAAGATGTGGTCGAGATGCCAACGCTTGCCGTAGTTTTCCCAAGTCATTGACTTGGTAAACTTTGATTCGATCCACTCGCGCAACTTGACTCCAGAGATTCCACAGAGCGGATGCACCGAAGTGCTTTTTCTCAACATTAGTTCCTTTGGGATGTTTCTGATCTTGTCGATTGTAGGCGAGGATTTTGGCTGCAGACTTTTGCGTAATCGGCCCCAACGCAGTCCGATTTCTCGAGAGAGATTTTTGGCAGATTGATACTTGATGTCATGCGCCTTGCATGCGTCTTTCATCGTCATTCCTGCCGTGTGACTGGCTTGCAAGTCTTTGACTTTGCGATCTTTCTCTGCTCGATGTCGGCTGGTCTTTTTAAGGCTTAACGACCATCGCTCTTTGATTTTGCTAAGCCAATTTCCGATTGCATTTTCATCCCTAAGATCAACTCCGCTGCGCATTACCTGTAGAGCCACCCTACGGTTCATTCCAAGCTTTAGCGGGATAGTCATATCGACGACATTCCACCGTCTGGGTTTTTTGCAAATTTTCATAAATCACTCAAGATTGATGAGAGTTTTGGACCA